GAATGAGGTGTGCATCCAACCCTGCCCCGAACTGGGTTAGGCAAAGGTTTATCGTGGAAGGGATTTCTGAAGGAAGAATCTTTGTCCCCTCAAAACTGACCGACAACCCCGGAATTGACGCAGACTCATACCGTCAAGCCCTGCAGGCTCTTGACCCTATTGAGCGTAGGCGGCTTGAAGAAGGCGACTGGTGGAGCACCACTCTCGGAAGCTTATTTGAGCGAGAATCCGTCATAATTATTGACCAATCAGAGGTCCCAACAATCTCAAATACGGCAAAAGTCGTCCGTTTTTGGGACCTTGCAGCCACCGAGCCAAGCGCAAACAACCCCGACCCTGACTATACGGTAGGCACGCTAATGATGTTTGACCAGGGAATTGCTTATGTCATGGACGTAAAACGGGTGCGGGTTAAGGGCGAAAAGGTAGAGCAACTGATTGCACAAACAGCCTACGAAGACGGCCTAGATACCCCAATCTTGATGGAAATGGAGCCTGGCTCTTCCGGAAAGGCCCTTGTGGACCAATATGCCAGATATGTACTTCCTGGCTACAACTTCACTGGGATTAGGGCTACTGGAGACAAGGTAACCAGGGCTCGTCCATTTGCTGCCGCTATGGCTAACGGCAACGTCCGCGTGGTCAGGGGGCCGTGGCTTACTCATTGGCTTGATGAGTTCTCGTCATTCCCCGAAGCTTGCGACCATGACGACCAAGTCGACTCTGCTGTAGGAGCTTTTACACATTTGGCAGGTTTGGGGTTGCAACAGAGAAGAAGAATTGCTATCGTCATTTAGTACTGGGAGACCAGTTACTAGATAGGACGGTATTAAAAGTGTCTTTAGACAAAATTGCAAAACTCCGACTTCTGATTATTGATTTAGAAGCAGAGGTCATGAAAACCATTGATGATGGTGCAACTCTTGAAGAAGCGGGAAACATGCTCCTTCAGCTAAATCTAACTAAACGCGATATGGGTATTGTGTACGACGCAGTTGCCCATCGTTTTGGAGAAATGATGGATATGGAATCAGCGGTTCCACTCCCTGGCAATGCCGTCATTGAGAAGAAGTCTTCTTATGAGCGTAAGGCGTGGCAACACAAGGACATCGCTAAGGCAGTCATTAATAGATTGCGCCAAATGTCAGTTGACATGGATACTGGTGAAGTTGTAAAATCGCCAGAGGAAATTGCAATGGAACTAATGACCTATTGCGCTCCTTCTTACTGGAGAATTAAAGAGCTCAACAACATCGGCATCAACCCGGACATGTACTGCGAAACAGGCGTACTAAAAACAAGCATCATCGTCAGAAAGGGCGACACAGAATGAACACCAACATAACCCAACTATTAGCAGAACCATTTCCACGTGAAATGGAAAAGATTCTCAAGAAAGGTGGGGCGTCTCTCACTTACATCCCCGTAAGTGAAGTGATTACTCGCCTCAATAAAGTCCTAGGAATTGACTCATGGTCGTTCAATATCCTCTCTTGCGACAGAGACTCTCTTGACCCTGAATACATTGTTGCCCATGTTCGTTTAATATGGCACACTGACGCAACTCGTCCTGAAAGCACTGTTGTTCGTGACGGATTTGGTGGACAAAAAATCAAGCGCACCAAGACTGGCGATATCGTTGACCTTGGTGACGAGATGAAGGGTGCCGTTTCTGACGCACTCAAGAAAGCCGCTCAAACTCTTGGCGTAGGTCTTTACCTTGCCCGCAGTGAAGAGGCAATGGATATTGAAGAAGCAATGAGCATCTCCCCAGCAGAGCAAGGCCGACTTGATAAGTGGGACCAATTTGCAGGACTTGCAAAGGCCCTTAACGCCGACCAAAAAACAGAACTGAATGAGTTTTGGGAACAACATGCAGGTGGTCGCCCTAAGCCAACAAAATCGAACGCAACAGACCAAGACTTAGATGACTTGATTGCTGAAATCGTTCGTATTCAGTTTGGTGGCACCCTTGTCTCAGAGTGAGTTGGTACCTCCTCCTCACCTTTCTGCTTCTTCTATTGGAACGTTTCACCAATGCCCACTCAAGTTCAGGTATAACAAAATTGACCAAATTCCGGATGTTTCAGGCGAAGCAGCCGTCATGGGCAATTTTGTTCACGATGTTCTTGAAGAACTTTACAAACTACCCGCAGAACAAAGAACTCTTGACAACGCTAAGTTCCTTGCCAAGCAGGTGTGGGATGAAGTATGGGTAGATAGAGCAACTGCGTCTGTAAATAGCGAAAAAGAAATTCGTCTATTTAGGTGGCGTTCGTGGTTCTGTATTGAGAATCTTTGGATTCTTGAAAACCCACAGGAATTAGAACCTGGTGGTCTTGAGTTTGAAGTTGCTGGAGACATTGAAGGCGTTGTGATTAAGGGCTTTATTGATAGATACTCAACCCTCGGTGACGGCGAGTCCCTTATCGTGAGCGACTACAAAACTGGAAAAACTCCACGCCCTCAGTACCAAGCGGATAAATTCTTTCAGCTTTACATATATGCGTACATGCTGGAAAAGATGGGCAAAGGCACAGCCAAAGAACTAGAGCTTCTGTACCTAAAAGACGGAGTAAGACTTAAAAAACATGTGACAAGTCGTGAATCAAAAAACATGATTGAACACGTTATTGATACAAAAAAACAAGTGGACGAATGCTGTCGCACTGGAGAGTTTGAAGCAAGAAAATCGATACTCTGCAACTGGTGCAGTTATCAGGAAATTTGCCCAATGTTTGGTGGTAAGAAATGATTGATGAAGTTACTTTTGCTCAGATGGTCGCTGAAGAAGTTAAAAACAAGCTATCCCCTACTCAAAGAGACATGCTGACCGACCCTGAAAACTGGAGTAGATGGAAGGACCACCTGCAGGCTCTTGTTGACAATCTTGACGACCAAATAGGTGACATTGAGTATGACAACCAGTCGGACATCGAACGGTTTGAGTCAATGGGTCGCGATGGAAAAATTCTTGCTCAAGAAGCATCCAAGGCTTACGAAGCTAGAAAGAAGAAAATTCTTCGTTTTAGATTTCACGTAAACAAACGCCTAGATGAAGTATCAGCAATGATTGATACGGGGGAGGCTCCTGAATCAAATGGCTGGCAGGAGATGGAAACCCTTAAGAAAGCAATTATCAAACATCGTGCTCTTTTGCGTGAGTTTGAACTTGAAGAGACATCTATAGACAGGGCCTTGTGGGCGGTTCTTAACAACGAGTGGCTATTCGACCTAATCGATGAATCAAGCCTTTTTCCAGCAGAGTGAACCGTAAGCCAATAAAGCGGTCAGATAAACCGCTAAAAAGAACACCTTTAAAGAACTCTTCAAAGAAGATAAATCATCGCTCTAAGAAAACTGAAGAGAAGTACAAACTTCGCAGACCATTGGTAGAAAAACTTTTAGGAGAACGCCCATGGTGTGAAGCCTGTCCTGTCTTTGCTCAACATGACGAACTTGCTGTCTATCAGCAAAGGCCATCATCGGATGTTCACGAACTAGTGAGACGCTCCCAGGGTGGCTCTATTCTTGATGAATCAAACCTTATGTGTGTCTGTCGTCCTTGCCACACTCGCATAGGAAACTATCCTCAGCTTGCATTTGACCTTGGTCTATCTAAGCACTCTTACGATTCTTGAGGACCGACAGAGCCAATACGTGGTTGTATTCGGTCGTTATTGGTAGGATATATTTCTCGTAATTTTTCACCGTCTGCTGTAGTGACTGCACCACCATGAAGAACTAGTCCAGGGCTGAATCCGTAACAGGCGTTAACGACATCGCAGACGCCAAACATCATGACAGAAAGTCGCCTGCGACGCCATTTTTCGGCTGTGGTTATTTGTTGAATCATTGGGTCACCAGCACGCCAATTAATCATGGCTGCCCATGTGGACATATATTCCTTTTCAAGAACACGAGAGGCTTCTGCGCCCTCCAATACGGTCCCCCAAGGATATCTACCATCCGCAAATCCAAGAAGTATTAAATGAGGAGGTTGAATATGTCGACCATCAAGAAGAACAAACCAAAGTTTAGTTACTTCGTCTTCTGTTCCGAAAACTTCTTCGCGGTAATACTTAACTACCAAACGGCCTTCTGCGTCAACTTCACCCCAGCCCCACTCAGTCATGTCTTCGGTGGGAAGTTCTTCACTATTTGTATACCACCTTTTAGGGGGCGGACGCATGCCAGCAGAAAGCCAACGAATATCAAAGAAATTATCGCTTAATTTGTTTCCAGTATCAAGCGCAAATGTTGATGGTAGTTTTGCCATACGGCAATACTAGTCGTTCCACCATGCTGTCCAAGGCTTGGCTGAAGCAGATGCTTTTTCTGTGTCGTGAATACCAGTGTAGGCAACCGAGATTGTGACCTTTGCGTCATTCTCGTAGCCTTCCCAATCGCCGCCATCTGAATAAACAAACAGTTGGAGGATTTCGTCGGTGTTCATAACGGCAACATCTGTAAGGTAGGTGTTTGCGTTGTACTCTTCTTCGTTCCAACTGTAGTTAATTGCATGTGCTTTATCGATAGGCGTTGCGGCTGTACTGCGAAGGTCAAGTACGCCATTGCCAAAGTATGGCTGTGTGCCAAATGCACTAAATTTGCCAATTCCTTCATCTGGGTTTCCAAGCCACATTGTTGGCTTCAGTTCATCAGTCACAGAGCCGTCATATTCAACATCCTCAAAGCCAAACATCCAATCTGATGGGTTGTCGTACTGGCTGTGTTGTGTCTTGGAGTTCTTGGTCTTGATTGCTGCAAGGCGGAGAAGTCGTTCGGTTGTATCAACATCAAGAGTTGTTTCAACGCCTTGCCAAAGACCTGCCGTTGCACCATAAACCTGCTGAGTGGTGAACCAGATTGACTCAATCTTGACACGGAATGGGAAAGACACATTCAGGTAAGAAGGGTCACTGACCTTGACGGTCCAGTCGTAGTTGACGATTGATGGTGCGATGATTCCAGACATTTTTTCTCCTGCGGGCGTTAGGGAACGCTAATATTATGACATGTTTTTGGCATGAAAAAAGCGCCCCCGAAGAAGCGCTTTAATCAGATTTTGGTTAATTTTTAATTAACGGCCTTCTTGAACAGTAAAAGCAACAGTCATGTTTGAACCTGCGGTACCAGAACCAACAGCTGAAACGTCGAGGCTGATGAGGTCACCGGCTACGAAGTCAGTGTTGGCTGCTGTGAGTGTGCCCGCATCGGCGTATGCGCCTGCTGCGATTGAGAAGGATGCTGCGACGTCTGTGCCAACCTTGAGGTCTGCGGTGAGTGCTGAACCAGCGGCTGCGCCGACGACTGCAACATATGCTCCAGTGATTCTGCCGTTGAAAGGCAAAGCAACCGAAACCATGCTTGAGGTTGAAAGTGTTCCGGGGATTCCAAGAACGATTGTTGTTGGTGCAAGTGCTGCTGTTGACATGTTTTCTCCTAGTTGAGGGGGGTTATAGATAAATAATAACACGGGATAGTTTTTATTATTTGAATTATTCAGACAATTATTTATTGTTTGCTTATCGTTAACTCATGTATTCTTGACTCCAGGTACCTACAACTCGCTGTCAGAAAGGAAAGGACGGTGGTCAATGTCTAGTGGCCTAACCACGGCAATCCGGAGATTAATTTTTTAACTTCTCTACAACCGCCAGTCTCTGCAGGACAGGCGGTTGTTTGCTGTATTAGCACTGTTTGTGATTGTTGTACAATTGTTTAGCACAAGAGATTTGTGACCGTTATAGGTGAAGGTCGGGTAGGACGAGTCCTGCCCGATTTTCATGTAGTAGGGTCTTTTTGTGCCCGAATTAAAGCTAATAGGACTAGACCTTTCACTGACTTCTACTGGCGTTTCAATAAATGGGAAAACTTCGATTATTTCCACAAAAGCCAAGGGCCCTGAAAGGCTTTCCTACGTAAATAAAACGATTCTTCAGCTATGTCTTGACGAAGAAATCAACTGCGCCCTTATTGAGGGTTACTCGTTTGCGTCACGCAACTCACAAGCCCACAGTATTGGAGAGCTCGGCGGGTGCATAAGGATGACTTTTTGGGAATGTGGGATTACTTACGTGGAAATTCCTCCCACTTCTAGGGCAAAGTTTGCTACAGGAAAAGGCAACGCTGGAAAGACGGAAGTGATTTCTGCAATATCTTCCAAAACAGGCATGGTCTTTTCTGGCTCCGGCGCAGACGACGAATGTGATGCATGGATTCTTGAACAGATGGGGCTTGCATATTTAGGAAAAAGCCAATACGATTGGACGGCAACACAACTATCGTCTCTAGAGAAGATAGATTGGTCAGCAATGGATAATATAAAGGACTCAAGTGCAAAATAGAAACAATCCAATTAGTCAGGTTGATATCGAAAACGAGCTTCTTCGCTTGATAGGAATGCTAGAAGAAGAAACAGAAGCTTTTGAAGTTCTTGCTATAGACAATGCCAAGAAAGAGGCGCTTCACAAGTCCAATTGGGCCAAAGAATACCTATCAGCAAAAGGCTCAATCAAGGAACGTGAAGCATGGGCAGACTACAAGTTGGACGAATCTTCATTTGATTACAAAATCTCTGAAGCGCTTGTTAAGTCAAAGAGAGAAAAACTTCTATCGCTACGCACATCAATTGACGCAATGAGAACCCTCAACGCAAACGTAAGGCACCAAGTATGAGTAACGGTATCCATCCGTCACTAATCGGTATGGCGGTAGACATAAACACACTTCTGCCACTTGAGAAGAACCCAAGAATTGGAGACGTTGACGCAATTACTGCTTCCTATGCGGAGTTCGGCCAAGTAAAACCCATAGTTGCCAAAAGAAACGATGATGGAACGGCAACTGTAATTGCCGGTAATCACCAGTTGGAGGCCGCCAAGATTCTTGGATGGGACCAGATTGCTGTTATTTATCTTGAGGGCGATGATTCTCGTGCTGTTGCATTTGCGCTTGCCGACAACAGGACTGTTGAGCTTGGTTACTCTGAACCAGAAATTCTTTATGAACTAATCAGTTCAGTGAGCGATTACTACCCAGAGCTACTAGAGGGCCTTGGTTGGGATGAGTTTGAGATTGCCGAATACGAGCAAGAGGTTTACAGAAACAGCAGTGAGATGTCCACTAGTGGTAGTTACGTTCCACCGGTTCTTATCGATAGAAACACGGAGATTCAAGGATTTGACGATGTCCCTGAATTGCGTCCACAAGAGTTCACCGTCACTAGAGACAGTGAAGGTGAGAAAAGAATCGTCGCCCCTTCTTCTTCTGACCAAAACGATATAGCTATTCGTGGTTCAACAATGGCTGCAGGTGCTGGTCAGCAAGCAGTGGTTCAGTTCACGCTTGTCTTTGATAACCCTGCCCAGCAGTCTCGTTGGTACGATTTTATTCGCTGGCTAAGAAGTGATGTTTCAATTGTTGGGAATACAACTGCAGAACGGTTAATGGACTTCATCGGCCAACACTCGGAGATTTAATGAGTATTTGGTCGTGGGTGCTTGGAACTCTTGGTGTTACCGGCCTTTTAATTGCTGGCAATAGAGTTTGGTGGGGCTGGTTAATAAACTTAGCCAATGAGATTCTTTGGGTTGTTTACGCAGTTAAAACAAAACAGTATGGATTTATTTTGATGGCTGGTGCGTATGCGCTTGTCTATGCTAGAA